TTTCAGAATTAAACTCTGAACTATGGAACTCTGGTGTTGAAGCTAACAAAGAAATAGCTCGTAAGCAAAAGAGACGCTTAAATTATTATGCGAACATCTTAGTCGTTGAAGACTCTGCTAATCCAGACGCAGTAGGTCAAGTTTACCTATACAAGTTTGGTAAAAAGATCTTTGACAAAATTAAAGATGTTATGCAACCACAATTTGAAGATGAAAATCCAGTTAATCCTTTTGATTTCTGGGAAGGTGCTAACTTCAAATTGAAAATTAGACAGGTGGAAGGATATCGTAATTATGATAAAAGTGAATTTGATTCCCCAAGCCCGTTAGCTGATGATGATGCTAAGATTGAAGAAGTTTGGAACAAGCAACACTCTTTACAGGGTGTGGTAGCTCCAGATCAATTCAAAACTTATGAAGAGTTGAAATCCAAATTAGACTTAGTTCTAAAAGGAACAACAGCTCCTACAGCAGAGGCAATCTCAGCTACTACTAATGATGCAGAAGACGATCATTTTATGGAAAAAGTGAAAAGCGTCCAAGCAGCGCCAGCAGTATCAGCTCCTGAGTCATCAGATTCAGAAGAGGATGATACACTATCTTACTTCAAGTCCCTTGCAGAAGATAGCTAAACTTTCATAGTTTTGGAGGCTCCTCAGGGAGCCTTCTTTTTGACTAATAAATAGTGTTATGAAGTACACCACTAAAACCATGATTAAACTTGCTATACTATTTTCTACAGCAATAGTAGGATTAGTTTATTGGTTTATGCACGGAGCAACATTAACTCAATTTATATTGTACTTTATATTATTGTCTTTTGTTTCACGCATAGCAAATGCTGGATATCATAGATGGTTAACGCACAACCAATTTGAACCTACATGGTTAGGTAAAAGAGTAATGTTATACTTCATGGTACTTACAGGCGAGGCTCCACCTGGACACTATGTAATAGCACATTTAAATCATCACAAATACACAGACGAAGAAGGCGATCCTCATGGTCCTAAACAAATAGGTTTTTGGAATCTTGCTTTAGGAAGATATGGAGAAACAAAACCTGCTTTTATGCGAAATTATGTTAGACATAAGGAGGCTCAATGGGTAACAGAACATTATTGGAGATTATATCTTGCCAATTGGATATTGTTTGCTTTGATAGATCCTTATTTAAATATATGGTTAGCATGTTTATTCTCATGGAGTTGGTTACAGATGATAAACTTAAACTGGCGAGGACACAGCGGGTTACAAGGAAAACCAACAAATTTAGGTAAGATATCTAACCTGTTTATGGGTGGAGAAAACTATCATAAAAATCATCATGATAATCCTGGCCAACTTGTAATGGGTAAATGGGATACCACAGGAAAATACTTGGTACCCTGGTTACTAGAAAAATGATATAAATAAAAGTATGACAGACTATTTCCATTTACCAATATATCATGAATCAAATGTAGCAATGGATTTGATAGATCGTCTATCTGAGGACATACAAAAAGAGTATGATAGTAGAGAAAACTATTTAGAAACAGTAGGTCCTGTTAAAGGTAGATACTTTAGAAAACTTTCTTGTTACGATCAAGATGGTGTACATTGTGGTGTATCTGGCAAAGACTCTATGGTTAACATACGAGATAATAAAGCGTTACAAGATGTCTGCAGAGCTCATGCTTGTAATTATTTAAATCATCTTTGCCACTATCCTCATATGGATAATTTGGAAAAGTACTGGCAAACATTTTCATGGTGGTCTTGTTTTAATTCTAAAGACAGTTATGCTTGGCATAACCACAGTCAGTTTATATTTTCAGCAACATATTATGTAGACATAGGAGAAGAACATACACCAATAGCATTTAGAAATCCTATGGGTAGTATATTACAAGGATGGTTGCCTGGTAAAATGAACCCAGGCTTACAAGAAGAAATTGTTATTAAACCTAAACCAGGTGATTTGTTAATTTGGCCTGGTTGGTTAGAGCATTATGTTTATAATAAATCTATCTGGGATGTCGAGAACTATATGCCAGAGAGTGATTATAAATTAAATTATCAGAAGGAAGGAGCAGGAGAACCTGCAGATTATGAACTCCCAGACGAGGGAGAATACGAGGTAATGCGTAAGAGTATTACTATAAACTATTTTAAACCAGCCGAAGTATTCGGAGCACTGGTTAAGAACTTTGGAATCTTAAATGAACAGAAATAATATATTTGAACAATTAAAAATAGATGAGGGTGTAGTATATGAAATTTACAAAGACCACTTGGGCTTCCCGACATTCGGAGTCGGACACTTGGTTAAAGCATCCGATCCTGAGCAAGGGCAAGAAGTCGGAACGCCTGTTTCAGAAGAGAGAGTTAAAGCTTGTTTCGAGGAAGACTTGGATACCTCAATAGACGAATGTAAAGCATTATTTAAAGAGTATTGGGAAAGTTATCCTGGCGAACTACAAGAGGTTCTTGTTAATATGATGTTTAATTTAGGTAGAACTAGATTAGGTAAATTCAAAAAGTTTATTGGAGCTATTAACGAGGGTAATTGGAGTAAAGCTGCTATTGAAATGATGGACAGTCGTTGGGCTACACAAGTAGGACCTAGAGCTACTAGGTTAAGAGATAGAGTTTTAGTACTTCCTGAATTTGGGATTAAATTAAATTAAACTTAGGGCCCAGTTTGGAATACACCACTACTAGCTGCGTAATGTCCTAACCAACTAGCACCGTCTTGTTTTGTAGAAGGTCCTTTAACTAGAAACGCTTCGCCTTTTTCTACGGTTGTGGTTTTAACACTTCTATCAGTAGCATCTATTGTAACATTTTTAGCAGTTTCTGTTGCATCTTCTAATGCTTGTTGGGTATTATCAATAGCAGCTCCTGTTTCGGTTGTAACACCTTCTAATCCATCTGTTTCAGGCCCTCCCATTTGATCCAAAGACTGTTGGTGTTCTATATCGGCAGAGATAGAAGTAGAACCACCTTGCCTATGTAACTCTTCTAATACAGCATTCTTGTCATCTTCACTAAGATCATCGTGTCTTATAATTGCTTGTAATTGAGCAGGAGGTGCGTCTTTTAATTTACTTTTATCTAATATACTATGTCCCCAACCTTCCCAATTATATAAACCTGACTCTTGAGCTGCTTCTAAATCATCATCACTCCATGCTTTAGCAACACCGGTAAGATTTTCACCAACAGATGAACCCGCCAAATAACCAACTCCTGCGCCTACAACACCACCTACAATTCCACCAACTGCTGTACCTACAGGACCTCCTATAAATGTTCCTATAGCGGCGCCTCCCTTGGCACCAGCAATTGCTCCTCCCCAAGCTCCTACAGAACCTGTACCAACTTTTGTTACAGCTTCTCCAGCTTCCCAAGCTTTTTCTTTGGTTACATTGTGGCCTTCATCACGAAGTCTTCCAATTACACCTTCTTCTTCACTAGTAGCTAAAAATGCTTCGTCTGTTTCACCTAATTCGGCTCTTTCATCAGCAACTTCCATGTCTTGGATGGCATCATAAGTTTCTAATCCCGCTGAAACAGCAAGGCCTCCAAACTTAACTGCTTTACTATTTCCAAGCCATTTTGCAAATCTCTCTGCTCTTCCAGCTGGAGCAGTAACATTTTTAGGAGTGATTCCGGCTGCTGTGTTACCTTTATTTACAATAGCTTGGCCTTGTGTGCTAGTTGGGCTATACCATCTACCACTCTTCGCCTTTACTGCCCCTGGACCTGCTTGCGTTTTTGTTGCAAATCCTGCTCTAGGACCTCCAGTTGGTTTGACTCCACCAGTTCGTCCACCAGTTCGTCCACCAGTTCTAGTTCCAGTTCCAGTTCTATTAGATGTTCTTAACCTCGTGGGGATTATATTCGTTCCGCCTCCACCACCACCGCCTTGATCATTAAATTGGTTATACCATTTTTCTAATAGCTCATATATGTCAACTAGTACTTCGTTATTCTTTTCAGGTATTGTTTCTATATCAACACCGGTTCTTGTTTTAGCTGCTGGCTTTGTTAATCTTCCTTCTTGGCCTTTGTTTTTGAAATCTTTAAGTGCTGCTTTGAAATCTCCCTGATCTAAACCTAATTCTTTACCTACTTTTATTGCTTTTTCTCTACCTGCTGCAACTTCAGTCCAGCGAGTCTGGCTACTAGTGTCTATATCTAGACCAAATGCTTGTCCTGCTTTAGCAAGATCATCTCTCTTTTCCTGAGTTAGTTCTTTTCCTCTAGAACTTACATCTGATATCCTATTTAAAGCATTTAATAATGCTTTTTTATCATCATTGCTCACTTTCTTATTAGGATCTTCATGCCTGTCTTCCATAACTTTGGCAAATTCTTCTAATTGCCCTGGCGCTTGCATCTGGCCAGCAAATGATGCCATTATGTTGTTAGCGTCTATTTGTCTTCTGGTAAATCCGGTACCTCCGCCTGATGCTAAAGTTTTTAAATCTTTTGTTAGCTGCTCGCTTTGTAATTCCCTGGGCGCATCACCTCCCAACATATCCTTAATGTCTTTTATACCACCTTCAATTCTAGATCTAGAATTGGTAGCTCCTTTATTGTGCTTTTTAACTTCTTTTCTATCTATTTTTGCTGCTTCGGCTTCCTGTCTAACCTCTTGATCTCTCTTAAAGTTTGCAGCAATTTCACCAACTTGTAAAAGATTTAGAAGTTTATTTGATTTAGCGTGGCCTTCAACAACATCAATAGCATCTATAATTTCCTCTTTATGTGCACCTAAATTTTCTTTTGATTCTTTATGCAGATCACCGATCTTTTGTTTGCCTAAAGCCTCTTCTATTGACCTATCTATTGTTGTTTTATCTACCATTAATATTTTCCGTTATCTTTAAGTTTCTCTGTCTTCTTATGAAGATGTTCTATTAACATAGCAATATAAATTTCTCTTTCCCAGGGCATCATATTTTCTAACTCTGTTAAACTATATTGATGCTCTTGCATTAATAAGAAGTTAGTCTTGTAATAATTCTCAAGACGCTCCTGAGAAAGAGTTAGCCGAAAAAATGTTCGTATCCATTAATGGATATCCGATTTTCAAAGCTACATTCTTCCTTAACACATTCATATTCAACAATGTGTTCTACCTGGGGCATACTATTAAAAAATGATTGTATTTTTTCAAATACATCTAATGTTAAGTTATCAACAAATTCTAAAACATTTTCTGTAGTTTCGTCTTTTAAATCTATAACTTCTTCTCCATTAAATACTCTAACCAAACAATGACGAACAAGTGATGTATCATCATTTTCATCAGCTTCGTATAGAGTTTTAGCATTAGGATATCGCAATTCAATAGCAACATCGTCATTTACTTTAATAATATTTTCCTTAATTTCATCAAGTCCACGCACTTTAACATCTGCTAATTCTAGAGTGTAATTAATTTTATCTCCACACCCTCCACAAATCAACTGAAAATCTTGCGTAGATCCTGTAGATTTTTCTTTTAATCTCATGAATAAATGTTGTAAATCAAATATACTTAATTCACTAACATCTAATTCTTCAAGCGAACAATTAGATACAACCTGCTCACAAGCAGATATCATATCCTTGTATTCGCCTCCTTCACTTGCCAACATAAGAACTTTTTCTTCCTTTACAAGAAAAGGTCTAAATTTTTTAACCTCTCCTGTAGAAGGAATATTAAAATCAAATATTGGTGTTTCAATTTTTGGTAACATAATTTCTCCTATATATTATATTCATTAACGGCCGGGAGATCCCCCACCCGCTGGTTTATCTTTCACACTTTCTCCGGCTTCTACGGTTTCATTTTTATCTTCACCTAGCTCGTCTCCGCCTCCAGGTGCTCCCATGTCAACTCTAATATAATTAGAGTCCCAATAAGTCGCTGATACAATTAATGTGGTTCTAACTATTCCTACAGAGCCCATACTCATAGGTTGTAAGTTTAAAACCTTAGGTGTAACTTCATGTAATACCCATGATCGCCTGTAATTGTCTTGTAAGTCCATTGCATTAATACTAATTTTTCCCCATGTATCTCTTGGCCAATATGATTCTTTGGAAGTAGGGTCTACTGTCATCGCAAACCATTTTTCAAATACTTCTCTTAAAGCCCAATTTATGTCTGTATAGAATGTAAAGTTAATTTCTTGTCCTAAGAATTGCATATTAGTATTTCTGTAATGTGTCCATGTACCTACATTAAATTCTTTATTTGCTAATGCCATGCCTGGTATTTGTACTTCTTCACACATTAAAGTAGCTCCTTCTGCCATTCTGCTAGGGAAGGCACCAGTAACTGCATCTGGAAACCCAAACTGACATTCAAATCTTTCTGTTCTAGCAAGTTGAGTTTGTAGTATTGTTGATAAGAAACTTGTTGCACCTTTTTTACGATATTGATGGTCTAATTGTGTTAAAGGTCCTTGTGTTAGATCTTGATTTGGGTGATTAGATCCTTTTGCAGGCCTAGCTGCGTTTCTTTTAGAGCTATTGTAAGCTCCTCTTAAAATACTTCTTAAACTAAATGCCATTAAACTTGTCTCCTTTTACGCTCTGGCTTAGTCATTGAATCTCTATATACTTTAGATGCTGAAGCGCCTTGAAATTGTTGTACGGGTAAAAATA